GGTAAATACAGATTTTCGACACTCGCCCACCCTAAGGATTTTGGTGTCTAGCTCAAAGGGCTTCTCGTTGCAATCGTCTGGCAGAGCGTCCAGGTTGCACGGTTCACACATGTCAGTGCCCTACGATGTTAACGTCGTTTACTGACGTCGACGCCACGGTCGAATGGTACCAAAGGTTCCACATACCAAGTGGTTTATGCATGAATTGTTGCAAATGCATTGGTTAACCTACAACACTTAATCGGTGCTATCAAACTGGGTGACAGTTATGTCCATAGAACTAGGAATAACGGCAGCACCTGTTGCAGTGACTGTGACTCTAAACGAATCCACCTTTGCCATAATCACACCATACCATAATACACCTGTAGAACTTGCAGGAGAGTTAGCTGGGTAATACCCAGCTGTGGGTGTTGTGAACGCTCCTCCGGTAAGGGACATGCTAGGCATGCTGGGAGAAGCAACAACACCATTCCAAGCAAGAATGATGATGTATTTGTTTCCAGGATAGACATCAAATTGAAATGAATTGGTGGTAGGGAAAACAAGTTCCAGATCCCCACTATTTGAGGATGTTGAAATGCCAAATCTGTTCGCACTATCAGTGAACGTGCGAGCATAACGAGCGGATAAAATGTTACCTCCGACGTCGTCAGGTAAAATTGGCTTGAAGAACTCAACACAGTAGCTAACCCAAAGTTCACCAAGGACCTGAACCGGGTTAGCTTGTGATGCAAATTGGAAAGTTCCAATGTCATACAGTCGCAAGTCTTGCCCAAGAGGAGGGGCACCTTTGCGGACATAAAGTTGATTCAACACCGTTTCACCTTTGGCACATTCAACACCGTGAATAAGAGCGTTTGTCGGTTTGACTGACACTGCAAATTCACTGTTTTCCATTTCCTGTTTCGTGTCATATGGTGCGGCGTTGGCGTTGTAATTCGTCGCCATGACAACGACACCCGGAGAACCAGCCGTCACGAAATCAGTTATGAGTGGTCTGAACTCAAAAATGATACCATGGATCTTGTATTGCTGATAATTCTGAGCAATGGTACTCAACCATGGAAATGTTTTACTATTTCCAGGATTAAGAGGATAAGATCGATTAGAAAAAGTGGTAGTTCCAGTGATGTCCCCAAGATATTCTCTGTGACAAACCAGATTCGTAGCATGAGAGGTGCTGAATTGAGGAATTTGTTTAGAGTTGGTGAGGACGTTGTACTCTGGAACAGCGCCGGTGAGTGTGTAATCGCCACTTCCAAAGATGGAGCCAATACCTGATCCCAGGAATCTACCAGCACCTTTGAGAAACGGCATATTAAACATCTGCCCAAGTGCGTTGCCGGCGATCGCTCCCGCATCACCAAAAGGTGTTGCGGGTTTACGTGCCACAGCGCGTGTTTGTTGTTTTGTTTTGATCGTTTTACGGCCGATCTTCACCTTCCTTTTAGTTTTGTTTGCCATGTATGGGATGCCCTAGGCTTGGGGACTGTGCATCATGAGGGACCGATAGTTGGTTGGGTCCGTGCAGTCTCTTGGCATTTTGGTTAGCACTGTTTATCAGTTTTGGTCCATTTAACCCTCATAACCCCATGCATTGTAAGGCCATGCAAGCCGGAAGTTTGATGTGTTTGTATCGCAGTGTGATTCCGCACGCCCCCATTATTGACTACATTGGGCAGGTTCGTCAATCCTGTACAACATTATGGCAGGTATTCACCATCGGGGAATGGTTACATCTTTTCCGCTAGTTGCTGTTACCCAATTGGTGTTACGTTCCCATACGCAACACCGGGTGTGGAAGTTTCCTGACCACCTTAGACAGTGTGTGGTCTACTTCTTCGTGCTCAAACATTTCTTCTTGGATGTGTTGTATTGCCGGTTCGACTCCAAAAGCTTTCCAGTACGAGTACCTAGAATACCAATGAGGTTCACGGTATCCATTATCTGGCAGTCGTTCGGAGAGTATTTTCATACCGCTCCAGCTGTAGTCTTTGTCAAATGCAGTTTGTGACTGTTCGATAAAAACCTGGTAATACTTTTGTAACACAGGTATACCACTGGTCAATTTCAAACCACACTCACCGACAGAACGCATCCACTTGCGTGCAAATTTTTCATTGTTTAGTGGGAGCATCGAGGT